TCGTCAGCTTTGGTAACTTCGCTGATATTAAAAAAATTATTAAGTCCGGTCTGTTCTATCCAACGTTCATTACGGGTCTTTCGGGTAATGGTAAAACGTTCTCTGTGGAGCAAGCATGTGCTCAAACAAAACGAGAACTTATCCGTGTAAACATCACAATCGAAACAGATGAAGATGATCTCATTGGCGGATTCCGCCTTGTCAATGGTGAAACCGTTTGGCACAATGGTCCAGTCGTCGAAGCCTTGGAGCGCGGTGCGATTCTATTGCTTGACGAGATTGACCTGGCTTCCAACAAAATTCTTTGCCTTCAATCAATCCTGGAAGGAAAAGGAGTTTTCTTGAAGAAGATTGGTAAGGTTGTTCAACCTACCGATGGTTTCAATATCGTTGCCACTGCAAACACTAAGGGTAAAGGTTCTGATGATGGTCGCTTTATTGGTACTAATGTTTTGAATGAAGCATTCCTGGAGCGTTTTCCTGTGACTTTTGAGCAAGAATATCCGACAGTTGCTATTGAGCAGAAAATTTTGAACAAATTTTGTACTGATGAAAATTTTTGTATGCGACTTGTTGATTGGGCAGATATCATCCGTAAGACCTTTTATGATGGTGGTATTGAAGAAATCATCAGCACTCGTCGTCTGATACACATTATCAAGGCATACAACATCTTCCAAGACAAAGCAAAGGCAATTCAGGTTTGTGTGAATCGTTTTGATGATGAAACCAAGCAAGCATTCCTTGAACTATATGATAAAGTTGATGCAGATTTCCAAATGCCTGTAGAAAATAATAGTACCGATGTGATTGACACAGAGGTTTCATTTTGATATAATATGACTAACTCATGGTCCTTTCTATTTGACGAATTAAATATGTCTAATCAAAATTATTGGGAAGATGGCGGATTCAGTTTGACAGGTAATCCTCCTTATCAGACAAATACTGCATCTTCAGACACTAGTGTTTTTAGTAGTTCTTATCTTGCAGGTGATAGGGGTAATGACCATATCTCATTTATTGGCAATGATGCTCGACCAGCAGCACAGATTCCCGTTACTCTTGGAGGAGAAGATACTATTACTTTTAATATGAATCAACCTTTTAAATCAACACCCACACCCACACTTACACCTTCAACTAACACTAAGCAAAAGTATAGTGAAGATGTAATCATTAAAGAACTAAAAGATTACATCACTAGAACATATGACCAGCACTATTCTGCTGGTTCTGATAAGATTCAGACTCTTGATCTTATCGAAGCTTGTGGTGATGGTGAGGCATTCTGTCGCAGCAACATTCTCAAGTATGCGTCACGATATGATAAGAAGGGAACTGCGCGTCGTGACATTATGAAAATTCTGCATTATGCTGTGCTCCTAATGCATTTCAACGATAAGAATGCACAACGTGAAATCTACCCTCAATGAAACTGAAACCATCCAATACTATGAAACTATCTGATCGCACAATCAATCTTCTTAAGAACTTCTCTTCTATCAATCAGTCGATTCTTTTTAAAGAAGGCAACTCTCTTCGCACTATTTCTGTGATGAAGAACATCCTTGCAGAAGCAAATATCGGAGAGGATATTCCTCGAGACTTTGGTATCTATGACCTTAATCAATTTTTGAATGGTCTTAATCTACATCAAAGTGCAGAACTTGACTTTCAGAACGATGGTTATGTGGTTATTAAAGAAGGCAGGTCACGATCAAAGTATTTCTTTGCAGACCCTAATGTCATCGTGACTCCTCCAGAGAAGTCTATTTCTCTGCCTACTGAAGATGTATGTTTTACTCTTGACACCAATCAACTTGATAAACTACTGAAAGCAGCAGCAGTGTATCAACTGCCAGACCTTTCTGCTGTTGGTGAAAATGGTGTTGTCAAACTTGTTGTTCGGGATAAGAAAAACGAAACATCTAATGACTTCTCTGTTATTGTTGGTGAAACTGAAGATGAGTTTTCTTTCAACTTCAAAGTTGAAAACATCAAGATCATTCCCGGTTCTTACGATGTTGTTGTATCTAAGAAACTTCTTTCTCGATTCAAGAGCACTCAGTATGATTTGACTTATTATATTGCTCTGGAACCCGATTCTACATTTGCAGATTGATATGAAAAGGTGGGAAGTTACTTATAAACTCCCTGCTACGGGGAGTAAGTATCATAAGACAATTGTGGAAGCAAATTATCAACATGATGCAAAGAAGATTGCACAAGCTCAAATTCCTTCTGCTATAATTTGTGGAGGTCCACAACCTGTAAGATGAAAACAATTACATGGATGAGAATAGTTGGCAGTATCGGAGTTATTACCGCATATTTCACTATCCTACATATCAATGTTTTGGTTGGTGTGATAATTAATTTCATTGCCGACCTTGTGTCAATTCCTTACTTTGTGAGGACTAAGGCATGGGATGTTGTTATAATGCTATCATTTCTTCTGAGCATCAGTATCAGCAAACTATTATCATAAACATTTTTATATAATTATGAATCGTAATGAATTTCTTTGGGTCGAAAAATATCGCCCCAAAACTATTGATGAGTGCATTCTTCCTGAGTCTACTAAGAATACCTTTAAAGGGTTCCTAGATAAGGGTGAGGTTCCTAACCTTCTTCTTTCTGGTCCTCCTGGTATAGGTAAGACCACTGTCGCTAAAGCCCTCTGCAATCAACTTGGAGTAGATTCTTATGTCATCAATGGATCCGATGAAGGTAGATTTCTTGACACTGTACGGAATCAGGCCAAGAACTTTGCTTCGACCGTATCACTTTCGTCAGATGCAAAACACAAAGTCATCATCATTGACGAAGCTGATAACACAGGGAACGATGTACAACTCCTCTTACGGGCAAATATTGAGACGTTTTATAACAACTGTCGATTCATCTTCACCTGTAACTACAAAAACAAAATCATCGAACCCTTACATTCTCGGTGTGCCGTCATCGACTTTGGAATCAAGGGAAAAGAACGACAGGAAATCGCAGCAGGATTCTTCAAACGTCTCCAAGAAATCTTGGGTACAGAAAATATTGAATATGATAACAAGGTCCTGGTAGAACTTATCAATAAGCACTTCCCAGACTGGCGTCGTGTTCTTAATGAGTGTCAAAGATACTCGACTAGCGGAAAGATTGATTCTGCTATTCTTGCTACCTTCTCTGATGTTTCTGTAAATGACCTTATCAAAAACCTTAAACAAAAGAACTTCACTGAAGTTCGTAAGTGGGTCGTTAATAATATGGATAATGATTCTGCGACACTTCTTCGTCTTATATACGATGCTCTCATGACAACCCTTGAAAACAATAGCATTCCTGCTGCTGTACTTATTTTTGCTAAGTATCAGTATCAGATCGCATTTGTTGCCGACCAAGAAATCAATTTCCTTGCTTGTTTAACTGAGATTATGTGTGAATGTGAATTCAAATGACAGAAGAGCAACTAGAAAAAGAACGTCACATTGATGACGATTGTGAAGTTGTCAATAACTTCTATCGCGCTAAATATTGGCACCCAAACATTCCATTCTATCTCCAGGATGAAAATGGAGACACCTATGAGTTTGGTTGGAAACTCATTTATCAATATATCGAGAATCTAAATGCTTAATGTAAAATTGTTTCGTATCGTGACTGGTGAAGAAGTTATCGCAGAAGTTCTTTCTGAAGATGACTCTACTGTGACTGTTCAGAATGGTCTAGTTGTTCTTCCAACTGGTCAAAGTATTGGTTTTGCCCCTTGGGCGACCGTTGTTGATGAAGACAATCGTGAACTGGTTGTATCTAGAAATCATATTGTTTACATTGGGGAAATTTCCTCTAGTATCAAGAAAAAATATAATGAAATTTACGGAAGTAAATTGATTACTCCTGAAGACAAAAAACTTATTTTATGATTATGAAAAAGAAACAACGATGTCAAGTTAAGTCCAGATTCTATTATATTTTCTGGGGAACTGCTACGGTAGCAGTAGTTTTAGGTCAACTTTATGTTGGTAGTGGATACCGCATTTTGCATAATGATATGCAGAATTTATTGCAAAAAGTTGATGGCGTTCTTCTTCGTGCAGATGAACCCAACTACCTATGAAATCTCATAAAACTCCTTTAAGGTATCCTGGTGGCAAGTCTCGTGCCTGCACTAAAATGGATCAATACCTCTTGAAGGTATCTGATTCTAAAGAATACCGTGAACCTTTTTTAGGTGGTGGTAGTGTAGCAATTCACATTACTAAAAAGTATCCTCATCTTGATGTGTGGGTCAATGATCTGTATGAACCTCTTTATAATTTTTGGAGAGTTCTTCAAGATGATGGTAATGCTTTATATGAAACACTATGTGATTTAAAATCTAGACATCCAGAACCAGAATCTGCAAAAGAACTATTCTTAAAATCAAAGGAGTATTTAAATGATGAATCCAATAATGATTCTTTACAGCGTGCTGTCAGTTTTTATACTATCAATAAGTGTTCTTT